GTTACTTTATCTTTGTTCTCTTGTCCACGGTCCTTACTGCAAAGTACCCGCCTATCACTGTTACGCTTACCAACTCCCATAATCCAATCCATCTTTCGTTAACACTACTAATACCAAAGCCTTCAAAGAAGGTCATAAGTACAAGGAATATCATAACAGTTGCAAGGGTTAGTGGCCTAACGTTTTTACTTAACCAAGAATCGGTAAGGCTATCGGCCTGCCAACGCTTGGTAATCTCTTGTTCTATGCTCTGACGCACAGCTTCTTTCTCTTCGGGTGTAGATACAAATCTATCTACCGCATTGGCAACTGCTTCCACAGTTTCCTTCGCACTCCCCGTAAATAGTTTCGTTATTGGATTTCCCATAATTAGCTGCCGCAAGCTTCACACTCTGGATTATCAATGGAGCATTGAGCATTATCATTTTTCTCGTCATTAGATAGTTCGTCTACGAAGTCAGCGAATGAGTCGCTTACATCAAAATCATTTTTCATTAGTAGGTCCAAATTACATCTTCATTCTTACTTGGGTCATCATCAACGTGGATAAAGTTTTTAGCCACACCAATACGATTAAACCCAGCTTGAAGAAGAGAGTTAATAATAATATATTTTTGTCTTGAGGTAGGTGCGTAGATATCTACAGCGTGTCCAAGCGTATGACTTGAATTAGGAACTCCTCCTACCTTCTCATTATGTTCAGGAGTTCTGTATCCACTTGTAATTTTAAATCCAATAGCTGCGAGTTCACGAGCCTTGGTTAGCTTGTTAAGAAAAGGCACACTCATTTGCTGGTAGCTACCTTTCTCATCGGGTGAATCAAACTCACCATACTCAAAGAACATATGAAATGCTCTTGTTAATCCTTCCATAGTTATTTTACTTTTTTAATTTCCGATGTCCAAGAAGTGTAGCACACTCCTAATCTTTGTGATGTGTCGGGGTATTCCTCAATCATTTTAGGATTACTCATACATCTTTCAATAAATTCAGGTCTTGTTTCCTTTAGGTTCGGAACAGGTATCGGCATTGTCGTTAGTATTAGAGTTAGAAAAAAGAGGCTCGTCCCAATAAAGGAAGAGCCAACCACTGTTATAATTTACATTTTTCTCTTTACTCATTAACTAACTTTCGGTAAGACAGCTCTGCGATAAAAGCTGTATAAATGGCGTATAAGGGATTAACTCCAAGGTAACTATACAAGAGTAGGCTACACCAAAAAGAAAGGCACAGAACGCAGTTAAATGGCTTAAAAGGCAATACTCTTTCCATCACCCAACCATAGGGTTCAAAAATAAAAAGAAAACTAAACATTAATCCTACCGAACTGACAAGTATCCAATCGTTATAAATATCCATCATAATTTCTCACTTAAATAATCATCCTTAATGTAGCGTTTTAATTTGGTAACGCTCTCACCATCCTCTATATAGGTGAGGTAACCTTTTATGTTGTGACCATAGACATCACTGTGGTTAAGTGATACTATCTTGTTAGTCATTGTTGAGTATATAATACTAATAATTAGATTTGCAGCAGACTTGCCTCTCTTGTAATAATGCAGGAATTTTTCACAGGTCCTCATTACAGCGGCGTCGATCAACGCCTGCTTGAGTTCTTCGCTACCATCAGTGACAAATGCGGATCCCGCAACCTCTATGCTCCGCTGTAGTATGAAATTACCCAGCTCTTCAGACAACTTACCCTCTTTCTCGGAGCGTATAGCTTCTTTTTCAATTAGAGCTTTGTCGTACCTCGGCATATTCTTCCTCTACTTTAGTTAATATAGTTACGATAGTAGGTAAGTAATCAGCGAGTTCTTGAGGGCTTACGCCAAGCTCAAATCCCAGTCGCACCAATGTAACTGACTGGTCGTAGTATACCAAAGAGTCGATGACCCGATATATATCGAGAATGAAATCTGCTTCATCTGCACTTAGATCTTCGTAGTAATTTTCAGTCCACATATTAATAAGAGGAGCGAAGCCTTTCAGCCTTTTCTGGATCAAGCTCTGCAATTAATTCAATGTATTCCTTTTCCCTTCTATAAGCATCTTGAATCTCTTCTACAGTAGAATCTGTACCTATATAAGTAAAGAGTCGAGCCATCTCATAGAGATAAAGGTCGATTCTATTCTTAATTAATTTACAAGTCTGGTAGTTCCTTGTATCCATAAAGCTTTAAACTAACAAGGATTTCGTTCTTCTCAACATCTTCTCCATCATCAGCAACACGAATGCTAAGGCCTTTGAAGTATTTCTTAGAATCATCTGTGACATAGCCGTTGTCTTTAAGATAGTCCGAGATAAACTTAATGGTAATAATAACATTATCGCAATCATAGCGAGTGTTATGAACGAGATCAATCTTATAGGTATCAGCAAAAAACTTATCATACCTATCAAAAACGTTTTTAATTTCTGCATTGTATTCTTTTTTATATTTCTGTCTTACTGAGTAGTGGCGACCAGCATAGAACTGGTTAAGACTTGGAGCCTTTGGTAGCAAAAACCTTACCTCCCTGTAGTCTTCTTTACTCATATTTCTTTGAATTACTTATATTAAAATATCCCACCTCCTTATCTACGAACTGGCGCTGACTGAAGTGGGATGTCTTTGGCATACCTCTGGTTTCCCATTGAGGCTGAGGTAGTGAAGCGAGATTAAAAGCGAATATACCTTCGGGAGTTTGACAAATGTATACTGGTATTGTAAGGTACTTTTGCGCTCTCATAAGGAGCTTATCGTACTTGTACTTCTCTATCAGTAGTTCGTCGTAGTGCTTGTTTCTACACTTAAGTTCTATATCACACTCATACTTAACAGAGTAGCAATCGTAGTGCGAGAACTCGTGACCGGACCATTCAAGGTCCTGTATGTAGTTAGACTTTAGGTGATTGAATAACTCTTTTTCATTCTTCTTCCAACTCATTCTCTTGGTGTATAGCGATCTTCAAGAGGATAAGGTATCCTATCAAGTCCTGCACAGTATCTTCAGTGGCGTCGGTAATGCCTCGGCTCTTGATACGCATAAGCTTATCATCGATCCGGGCACATAGGCTTTCAATGGCGTTACCTCTCGAGAAGATGCCTACGGGGTTAAGAGCCGAGTCCCCGTAAGCAGCGTTCTTCTCTAAGAGTAGATTAGTTACCTCTTGAGAGGTTTTTATAATCAATTCTTTTGTGTTCATATAGTAAATATAATGAAATTAATCAAGTAATCCGACCTCAAATTTATAAACTTTTCTACGGCCCTCATTTTCAATGACCATACGCCCGTTCGTAGGGTTAAAGAATATATACCGCTCAGATATTCCGGTGTAGTCCGTTATGTCAACTTTGTAGTCTTTGCCCTTGATCTTGATGATGTTATAATCTACGACCTCAACATCGTCTACAAGGTTGAACTTTATGTAGGCGCGAATCATCTCGCACCAACTCTTTCTATAGGCTTCTGCCCAACTTCTTTCTGCTTCCATTAAAATTCTAATTCTTCTTGTGATGGTGTAGGTATAACTGGTGTTGGCTTATCGGGATTGTCATAGGCAAATCGCTTACCTCCGAACTCATCCAGCTCATAGTATCTATTCTTTACTTTATCGTAGTATAGTGTAACACTACCTAACTTACCTACAATCTTTGGCTTTGCTTTAACAACAGTGATCTCTACTTGATTAGGCTCGTAAGGAACGCCGTTAGCATCCTCAAGTCCATACGGACATCTCCATACATTTATGATCATCATACCCTTTCTGGACCACTGCATACCTCCAGCGATATCGTTCATTGTAGGCTTATCTACATAGGGTATACCATTCTTATACTTAGCTTGCTGGTGCTTTGTATGAACGGTAACTATTGTGTGGTAGTTATTATCACTACTATGCTTGCGTACTTTAGTCAGCACTTGGCCAATAGCGATATCGTCTCTAACTCCAGCACTTACATCTGTCTTAATCTCCGTAAACGGATCTATAAGACATCCATCTATTGTTATACCTTTACTTTCTATCTCACTGACGCAAGTATAGAAACCCTCTACGCTGAGGTCCTGTAGACCGGAGTCTATGATATAGAAGTGTTTGTTGATAAATTCCACTGCTCTTTCAGCCTCTTCATTAGAAGCAGTTACCTTGTCGTTAACGAGATAAGGCTTACGCAGATATACCCAAAGTAGTTCTGCGAACACTTCGGTAGGTGATCCAGTCTCCGGGCTATACACGGCCCAAGTCCAACCCGAATATTCTGATAGGTTCATCATCAGTTCAAATCCAAACTGGGATTTACCTTGGTGGGCACCAGCATAGATATATGTGGTAGATCCCTTCTTTACGGAATACTTGTCAAACAGGGAATCAAATCCCGTCCAAGCTCCTTTGCTTACTCCGTTCTCACGAAGTTGTGTTAGTGAATCCTTTAACTCCTCGGCTCTATAGATAAAGTTTCTCATCGTTATTTATTTAGTTAATTATAAATAGACTTCATTAAAGTCTTCCATCCAAATTGGTGTTTTCTTTCCTACATAAGCACCAAATATATTGTACTCAGCAAACTCAATGCAGTCACTCTCACTCCATTCGTCGTTCTGCATAAACAATTGACGCACCACATCGTACTTGGAATACACTACGCGCCACGAGGCTTCATCAAAACCTACTATGCAATCATCATATCCATCCGCAAAGAGAACGTCCTCTGTAGGAGCGAACAGCTCTTCTATTAGAATACGGTTTCTACTCTTCTTTTCCAAATTCTCTTTCATAATCTCCTTCTTTATGTGCAAAGCTTCTACTTACTTCTTTTCTAAAATACTCTTCTTTAACGTGGAAGTCATAAACCTTTTTACCAGTCAGCTTTAAAGAAGCCATTATATTCATTATCATTTCCGGTGAAGAGTTGATGTCTTCAATAGACTTCATTCTGGTTGGGATCTCTATCGTTCTGTAGTTATTGATATAACCGTTACCCCTCTTTATTTTGTAGGCTAACTTTAAACCTACAAGGTAAATCATTTGCCCTTCTTCGCTGGGCTTTTGCTGTTGTTCCATTTATTAATCTGTTTAAGTTTCTTAGCTTTCTTCACCTTACGTTGTTGCTTTAGGTCTTCGAAATATTCTTTCTCCCAGTTATCTTCGTGAGGTATGTATCTCATTCCTTTTTAGGCTTAATGGTTTTAAGGATATCATTATCAATAGTAAGGTAAGAGAAGTATATATCTTTGTTGTTCCCGTATACATACTTCTTTCTATCTTCTGCTGTCATATCAATTAAAGCAAATAACTCTGTGAGCCTTCCCATCACATCATTATTAATCTTAACCTACGTTGGTACTTTCGGATCAACAAGGCAGAATTTGTTAATTGATTCTGTAAGTCACTGGTCCAACCGAACCTACTTGCGTGAAGGGAAAGGTTTACATTGTCCAACATCAACATCTCCAGATATTTCTCTACCTCACGTATGTGGCGTTTCTTTCTGTTGTAAGATTTAATCGTACTCAATACCATATTCTGTTAAGTCTCTTTCGCATAGATGAACAATGCGGTTGTACAATTCTGATTTAACCTTTGTCTTTTTAGCATTAGCCATTGCGTAACTGCGTATACTGCTAATTACCCTTTTGCTTCCGCTTGTTCTTTTGGGTTGATAGTTTGTTTTCATAAGCAAATTTATTTGCGGTGAGGAGTGCAACGACTCATCTCTCTTTTGTTTTAAAGGTTTTTAATTTGCGCCTATTATTATTGGTGTGCGCCTATTTTTATATGCTTGAAGTATCATTAATGTTACAAATAAGCAGATTGTAATCTGTTTATTGATACATTACACTCGTAAGGTTTTACATCTGGGATAGGTGCAGTTGTTATTGAGCGTACAACTCTCACCTTCTCTTTTGATGTGCTTACACTTTTCTAATTTCTCAAGCGTGTCCTTCAGTATCACATTCCAAGACCACTTGTCCTTGTCAGCGTTCCAAAGTTTCTCGTACATCTCAAGTAATATCTCTCTATTTGTCATTTTACCCTTGTTTTGTTACAAACAATTAACATTTTTACCCTTATTTTGTGACAATTTAAGGTTCATCGTTGTGAGGATTATAAATCCTTTTCTATGTTCTGGCGTTCTACATACCTGCGCCACATATTAGCAGCCCAAGCCTTTCTCTGTTGCTTGTTAGGATACACCTTCTTTAACCTCGCATTAGCAATGCGTAGGAATTGATTCATCTTATTCATAGTAATTAATTTTGGAGGGGAGAGGGGAATCGAACCCCTCTATTAACCTACTCCGCAGTAAAGCTATTTGCCTTTTCCCCTTTGACGTTTAAAACAAGTCGTCGTCTTGAGTGTTAGCTGCTGCACCCGGAGCTGGTTTCTTTTGCTCCAATTCAGCATACATACCACCGTCTCTCTTGCTTAAGAGATTGATGTTCACCCAACCGCGATCGTTTAGGTTGCCCGACAATAGGTCGATGTCTTTCTGGCTAAAGCCAACATTGATGATCTGACCATACTTACCCTCTTTAACGCGGGTGCTTCCTACGAAGACTTTGTCCTTTCTGTCTTGTGACATAACTAATTAAATTAAAGGATTAAAAAAATACTTATTCAAGAATCAATTTTGAGAGGTGATTCACCCTCTGTTCTAAACGCGCAACTCTCGAGTTCATATTATCTACCGCTTGCGATAGATCGCCATTCTCCTCCGAGGTGTGCTTAAGGATGCCTTTGAGTTTGTTATAGTTAAAACTATACATACCATCGGCCATTCGGTTTTCGTGGGAATGGATGTACTCATACGCCATACGCTGACTAACACCCAAAACTTTACCGACTTCCGTACTTGCGTACTCTTGTTCCGATAACACCCGTGCGATCAGCGCACGAGCGGTAACTACCTTTCTGTTCTTGCTATTCTCTACGATCTTATCTACTGGGACATCCATAAGATTACAGGCAGTCTCAATAATAAATCTCTCAAGGGGACTATAGTTCTCCCACAATAGCATAGTACGGTCTAAACTCTCCATTTAAAAATAATTTTTCATATAAGTTAATTGACTTGTGCAGTTCCATCGCTCCGAAGTTTAGGAAATTCTCCGATGCTTTGTAGATGCCTACTTCATAAGGGAACTCTTTCTCTATAACGAGGAAGTAAAACTCATCGCAATTGAAGATCTCAGAGTATAGGTACGCTTGTTGAGCGTACATCCACTTGGCGTTTCTGGACCATTCCTCCAGCGGTTTAGCAGTTGTCTTTAGATCAACAAGGTATCTACGTCCGCCCTCTTCAACAATTGAATCGGCCTTACCTTTTAGTTTAACAACCTCCCCAGATTCTAACGACCATTCCATTACACCGGGAATCTCGGGTTGGAAGTCAAATCCCATAAGGTCAGTTACCTCACTTACCTTTTGTAGTTTATCGTACATCCCTTGGACGCAATCGTAGTCTTTGGTAGGTAATACTAACTTACCAGTGTTCTCCGCTTTAAACGCCTTGTAGTCGTTTCCTCTACGCGTTCCGTTCCACTTCACAGAGATATCTTTTCCTTCGAGGAACAGAGAGTGTAGGGCTTGGCCTACGTCGAAGTACGACGCACTTGGCCAAGACCATTTACCTTGTCTCCATAAGTGAAACTTTGTAGGAGACTTAGTCATCAACTTCAGCGAACTATTGGAAAGGTAGGACCTATCTGCGTAGTACGCCTCGTCGTCATTAAAGCGAGTAACATCATCCATTATGCAAGGATTTCTTTATTTTGTTCAGCGGTCGTGTTGTATCCGGCTAACGCCTTCTCTACTGCTTCCTTCTTACCAGAGGCAACTGCGGCCTTCATCTTCTCAATGATCTCCGGAGTAAGTTCCTTTAGTGATGGCGTAGAAGCCTTCTTAGCTGGTGCAGTAGTCGTACTTCCTGTAGAGTTCTGCTTTGCGATGGCGATCGCAACCTCGTTAGAACTTGCAATCGAAGTATCAATACCAATACCGAGAGCAGCCAATGCACGGCCCCAAGCACTCGTCTCACAATTCTCCACATAGCTTGTCTTGTTAATGTAACTACTGGACTTATCCTCTTGAGCGAAACCAGTTGCTTTAACCATTCCGTTCTCATCTGTAATGAGAGCTTTTATTACACAACTCCCTTCATCAAGGTGGTGGATCTCTGAAGATAGCGACCATCCCTTGTAGTCTCCGCTCTCGCGGAAGTACTTGATTCTTTCATTGACTTCAACATACTCTTTACCTTTGATGTTTGTAGTCTTAAACTTGTAGCGACTCATATATAATTGTTTGAATTAATACTCTTTGTGGGGGTTTGGTCGGGGGCCGGAGCGTGCCCCCTTTACAAACCAAAACCTTAAGATGCTCCGTTGTGCTTAAACAATGATTAACATTACTGCTAATATACTAATAAATTACTAAAAAGCAATACCAGCTATCTTTTTATTTAACATATTTAAACTCATCTGCTTCTCATAGTTGTCTGCCTTGAGTTGATCTATCTCCTTCTGTAGTTCTTTTACAACTTCTTCCTGTAGTTTAAATTCCATCAAGACCTTTCTATTGCGACGACTCATCTTCATTAATCGATCACGCATTTGATTGTTCTCATCCTTTAATCCGTTGTACTCAGAGAAGTCTATATCAAACATAAACATCTCAGCAAACTGATGGCTCATAATCTCGTAAGCCTTGTAATATACTTTTGAGAAACGAAGATTTACTTCGTGATTCTTATTGGCCCATACCACCATTGCGTGATGCTTCCCCAGAATTTTAGCTATACTCGTTATGCTGAGTGAGGAATACTTATTTGCAGCAACCATAAATGCATTGCGGTACATTACATTTCTTTGGACTCTGTTGTCATCAACGGCCCATTGTTTTTTAACGTCCTTCCAGTAGTGTTCCAACATTACCTTTTGACCCATTGCGCTTAATACCTGTTCTTTTTCCATAATTTACTTTGTTATAAACCCCTATATACTTAGTATACCTACTCTGTATATACTATATACTCTCTCTTATAGAGAGAAGTATATACTCTATATACTAAGAATATAATATATACTAAGTATATATCCAAAGTATATATGGTATTTTAATCGGGTATTCTTTTTTTTATATTCCTAAGTGATCACTATACTCGTCCTCTAAACGGCTATCGGTCCACAACTGATACCAATACTCATCATCTTCGTAAGAGTCTCTTAAATCGTCTCTAAGACATCTCTCTGTCGATGTATAGATTGAGTTTCCGTTCTGCTTCTTTCCAGTTCTCAAAGTATTGATTCCGTTCTGAAAGAACTTTGTAATACTTGAGGCGTGCTTTGTCAACACCTCTCTGTAGTTTAAGTAAGTCATTTGTTCGTGTTCTATGGATTGCCTCAAAATCATACAAGGCCATTAATATTTTTTTCTTCTCATCAGAGTCTTCTAACATACCAATGATCTCGGTCATCTCACCTACAATGTAGATCAGTAGAGTCATATCATTAGCGTATATCAATTCATCTGCGCTATTCATCTTCCTTTAAAGAATTATAATTCTTTATCATAAACACCCAGTCATCTCTGGATATCTCTTCCTCACAAAACTCTTGGGCAAGTTCTCTTGCTTTAGGACTAAACATATTGTAGGCTCCTAATTCTCTAACGAGTTCGTATGCTTTAAACTTCTCTTTCATAACTCCTATTTATTAAACAATACTTTATTCTTCCAATCATTAAGATCCATTGGCTTCAGATCTTCAGAGATATTCTCGTACTTGTAGTACGCAATAACATCTACCATCACCTTATCCGGCACATCATTCCAAGCATATATAAGAGCGAGATCAGCGAGCGTTGGTCTACCATTACCTTCGGTACGATTCCATTTCATCACGACTACATTAAACTCTCTTAGTGTATTGATTTTCATAATTGATTATCTTTAAATGTTTTGTACTTGATCCGAGCTACCTTCAGAAACAAACGCTTATCAACTACATCGTAGAACTGGACCATTGAATGGTACAAGTAGTTTCTTTCTAATACATCCACTATTAGTTCCGCTAACTGATGGCCTGTAGGATCTATCTCTATTACAACCTTCTCCAGTTTTTTATACGCTTCGTTACTCTGCATCTCCGATATTATTTAAAGTTCCACAATCACATATATGTAACTGGTTCACACCAATTACGATAGGTATCTGCTTATCACATCCACCACAAAAGAATACTTCTCTATGGTACTCTTCTTTTTTAGACGTTACTATTTTATCCGAAACCATCTTAGTAACAGTTCCATCTTTCCAGTGTATTTGATATCCTTTACGATCCATATTACTACTCGTTTACAAATTCATACTCGTTACCAAATGCACTAACCGATACCAATTGGTCCGGGATAATCTGCATATACCGCTTACGATTGTTGTCCCAGATCAACCAGTTGCTTTCCTTGATGGAAGACTTGCCTCCCTTAGTAAACTTAGCAACACCCATACGGCCATTGAAACTGGTAACCTCACCATTCTTTTTGATGTAGGTGCCTCCGAAGATTCTACCACTTGATTGTAGTTCTGACTTGAACTCTGCTGCGTAACCTTTAGTTACTGATACTTTAGTTTTCATTGTATATAGTTTTAGTAGTTAATATAAGATTCTTTGTGAGGATATACCACATTGCGGTTTTTGTCAAACATACCACACTCAAATCTGCGTGTCTGTAGTGTTTGAGCTATATCTATTAGCTCTTCATCGTCAGCCCACTCTCTAAGAATGACCTCTAACATTTGTCCAGCAGTCCAATGTTCCGCTTCCTGTGTAATTGCATTCACAGCTCTCTCCGAGTGCGAGTCGTTATGCAAGTCTATAGCTGTTGCTTTCATAATTGTAATTGTTTTGATTCCCTCCAAAAGTAATATAAAACTTCTAACTTGCAAACACTTCTGTTAAAAAGTCTAAAAAAAAATAATTTCCCCAGATTCTTCGGGCATTCGCGTTATGAAATTTTCCAAAAAGTCCCCCAGATTTTTCGGCTTTCGCGATTTATTCGTATGACGTGCGCGTCCGTCACGCGTGTGGCGATTGCACCGGTGGACCCGGTAGGTATTTTCACTCAATTTAGCCCTAATTCGGGGACGATCAACTAAGCCCGCAGGCCAGTGCTGGCAAGGGATCCGGACTTTTTCACTCGATAAAACACTGCGAAAAATAAAAATATTTTTGGTCCCTATGTCGGGGATATTCTTTTATAGTATAATATTACACCAACAAACAACCGGCAACGATGCCGGGCCTTAATTAATTTAACACCTTTTTAAAAATGAAAACTTCAAACAGAATTACAAAAATTTGGACCAGCGAAACAGGACGCACAGAGTACGAAATAGGACGCGCGCACATTCAAAGCAATGACCCAGAATTAACCAACTACTTTTGGCGTTGTACCGGTGACGAGTACGAGGTAGGCGGCGAGCTTCAAATCTGGAAAGAGCCCAACGGCGTTAAATGTGTTAATGATTTCGATGGCGCCTTTGATCTACCCAAGGGAATTAAAACGCACTTAATTAATAAAGGCGTAGAGGTAGACTTTTAAAATAAATATAAACCCGGGCCGGATCCGTCCGGCCCTCAATACCTTAAACAATGAAAACAAACAAACTACAAACCAGCACAACAAAACAAAAGAAAAAAAGCGAAGGCGGAACGCTGGAAGCCCTCGCAGTAATTGGCGCCCTTTATTTGCTCGCGTCCTTTATTTTACGTTAACCCTTAAAAAGAAAAAAAAATGTTTAAAGACTTAACCGAAATAGACACCGGCGCCGGGCTAATGATCAACGGCGAAGCCGAATTCAACGCCGCAGAATTAGACTATCTAAACGGCACCGGAATATCGGAAGGCTGGACCGCTAATATATATGGCCTTATTATAGACGTAAACGGCAAAGAGTATACAATACCAGCCGCGGCACTCAGTCCGGACCTATTGAAGGCGCTAACCAGCAACGCAGAAACAGAGCTAAACAATTACTACTAAAATTTAAAACCTTAAACAATGATCAACTTTGAAGAATTAGCCAACGCAGTAAACCCGAACCCGGGTCAAACATTAAAAGCAGCACCAACGCCACCCGCGTATACGATCCCGGCCAAACTACTGAGCAAGGGAACAACCAACGCTAAAACAAGCAAAAACGCCCTTGAAACCTTTATACTATATATGAGTCCAGCGGCCCAAAATAGTAAAGGCGCCGACCTTTGCCCGTTTCGTAGTAAAGGATGTACGGCCGCTTGTTTATACACTGCCGGCCGCGGAAAGTTTAACAACGTCCAACGCGCCCGAATGAATAAGAGCGAATACTTTATAAGGGACAAAAAAACGTTTTTAGCCCAGTTAGCGCTCGAACTAATAGCAATAAACAAAAAGCAGTTAAAGAAGGGAACAAAGGCCGCAATCCGTTTAAACGGGACCACAGACGTGGACTTTTTGTACCTTCTTAAGAATCGCGCCGGACTTGACGCCCTGCAATTGGAAGGCCTTGTATTTTACGACTACACCAAAGACCCGCACCGCGTTAAAAGGTACGCCGGGACCAACTACACACTAACATTTAGCCGGGCCGAGGATAACGAACCGCAGGCCCTCGATATCCTAAAAAATAGCGGCATAGTTTCGGCCGTCTTCGCTGAGAAATTGCCCCAGCTATATAAAGGCTTCGAGGTTATCGACGGCGACGCGTCCGACGATCTTATGATTAAAGCAGCGGCCGCCGTTGGCGTACTCAAACGCACCCGGAAAGGTAAAGGTATTATATTAGGACTAAAGGCCAAAGGAGACGCTAAAAAGGACCTTAGCGGCTTCGTAATTACCTCACACCTAAACACCGGCGGCAATGCATAGTATTTTCGAAACGATCGAAGCGCGGCCCCTCAAAGTAAGAGAAGGAAAGCGCGCCCACTGGATAAAGACCAACGGCCAGCGTATAAACTTAGCCAGCCGAAACCACCATAGCAGCCTAACCAACGGCCGGACCTTTATATTCTCAGAGGATCGGCGACACGTTAAGCAGTTAAAAAACTACATATAAGCACCTGTAAAGGATCAACACCAAAGGAAGGGCACCCAATACGGGCGCCCTTTTTTTATACCCTTAAACGGGACCAACTGAAGAAGGAACGACGGAAGGAAAAGAGGAAAAGAGGCCCGAGAGTTACGCCCCCCGGCCCCACCCCTTACAACACCCCGGCACCCCTTCACCGGATCCACACCCCCAGCGGGCCAACTAAGGCCCCCACATTGGACCAATGGAACCCCTTATATACTTAGTGCGGCCAAAAATGTAGGACCGACAAAGGACCCCCGGCCGATAGTGACCGGACGAAGGAGGCGAAGAGATAACTTAGCCCTCGGTGTCCGCGGGGAAGGTGTCTATGTGAATGCCAAACCAAATGAACTTAAAATATTCCCTTGTATATACATAGTATGTATACCTCTGTATATATATACTCTTAGGAACTTAGTATATACTAAGGAGAACTGTATACTCTCCCCTTTAGGGGGAGTATATAAGGGTATACTAAGTGTCCACACTAAGTATATACAGGAAGTTTTTTAAGGCGGATATATTAATGAATAGATTTATTCACTATCTTGTAGATTCATTTAGAGCCTTTCTAAGGACTCCAATTAAACACTTCTATACAATCGTACCAAAAGACCAAGATATGTCCTCTAAAGAACTCCTAATAGCTTTATTGAGCGGAACAATGCCTAAAGGTGATACCAAATCAGAGATGTTTAAGTTTTACAACTCTATGGTAGGGAAGAGTAAATACTTTCCAAAGAGTGAGAATCCTAAGACTGCGTGTGGTAGTTGTATCCAAAGGGTGAAGACTTCTATTTGGAAATGGTATCACAGTGATGAGACAGCTCCAACCTTTAGTGAGTTGACTTTTACGGGTAGATTAGGCGCACATAATATTCCATTATACACACTTACAGATGCCAGCAAAAAGAAATAATAGCGGTAAAATAGTTAAGGGCCAAGGTGCGGAACTAACAGATCTCCAGAGTAATTTTATTGATAGGATAGCTGAAGAGGGTATGGAGGCATCGAGTAAGATAGCTCGGGAGCTTAATTATACTTCCTACTATCGGGATAGGAGAACCGTAGGTACTGCGTTCCATAGAGAGCTTATGGCTATTGCCAACGCGGAAATGAAGAGTATTGAAGCTGCTAAGGGTACAAATCTTACGGCATTGATTAAGATACGAGATGTAGCATTGTCTAACGGGGATACAAAGGCAGCGATGGAAGCCATTAAGATTATCAATGATATGCAAGGATACAAAGCTCCTACGAAGGTCCATCAGACGAAGATAGACGTTAAGGCAACTATAGACCTTACTGCTCCGGATCAAGAGGATGAGGATACTGATTATATTGATGTTTAATGGAGATAAAGTTATACAACCCTACAAAGCCTCAGAAGGATTTCTTGAAGATCATCTACGAAGAGGAGCCTTTTATAACCTTAGCCGCTATGGGGCGGCAAACGGGTAAGACCTTTGCTATGATGAACGATGCGGTAATGAGAGCCTTGAATAACAAGAAGCACCGTATGTTCTGGGTAAGCCCTATACAGGAACAGGCCAACAAAGTGATGAAGGACATTGAGGGGATGTTTAGTAACCACCAAGAGTTGTTTGAGCAAATCATAACGAGGTTTGATAGAAAGCATAACGAAATATACTTTTACAACGGTAGCTTTATTAAGTTCCGATCTTCCGAAGCGGGGGATAACCTTCGTGGTGCGACATTGGATTTTATCTACATTGATGAGGCTGCCTTTATCAAGGAGGCGTTTATCAACGAGGTATTGCTGCCTATGGTTACCCGGACCAACGGTAGGGTAGTGATGAGTAGTACCTTCAATGGTAAGAACTGGTACTGGGAATGGTACCAAAGAGGACTTAAGGAAGATAACTTTAAGCAGATAAAGTCTATTAAGCGGACATATCTGGACCTCAACGACCATAAGGTCGAGGAGACGGTACTGGGTATACGCAAGAGTATGACTAAGGCGCAGTTCAATCAAGAGTTTTTATGTAGACCCGTTAGTGCGGATGCCTTGTTTTCCGATATTGAGGATTCCATTACTAAACACCTACCTCAAGAGTACGAGCGGGTATACATCGGTATGGATATCGGGGTAGCGCAAGATTATACCGTGCTTACCGCAATGACAGAAGATTATAAAGTTATTGATATCGATAGGTTCAACTTTAAGGAGCAAGGGATGGACTCTGTAGAATTCAAACAGCGCATTAAAGACTTTTACCTTAAACACTTTGATAAACTTGCGGCTGCATACTTTGAGGTCAACAACAACGATTTACTCTTTGATGAGATTACCGATGATGACAGGATGTACAAGATGATACCCTTCCAAACGACAAGCAAGAGTAAACCAGAGATAATCAAGAACCTTATTAAGCTTTTTGAAGACCATAAAATTAAAATACCAGACTACGATGTGTTGGTAAAGGAATTGTACGATTACAAGAGTAAACGTAATCCTGTTACGGGAAACCTACAGTTCTCCAATACCGAAGGAAAGCACGATGACTGCGTGATGAGTCTTGCTATCGCAGCATACTGTGCTGTAGAGGAACAAGACGGTGGTATAACAATGTTCTTATGATATCACTTCAGCAGCATATCAACCTTATGCAACACATTTTGTCTAAGGGAGATATAAACGAATACATAGACAAGATGAAGCCGCTTGAGGCCTTGACTTTTGTCAGATCTTCGGAACAGACTTATCCTATAGAGTCCAACACACTGAGGCCCAAGGACTTAAGAAGCGTTAATTTAAGTGTTAATTCACTTGTACTTGGTCAGTTCATAATGATAGAGCAGATAATAACAGGTAAAACTAAACTACCCGACCACTTAGTAGACTTAGAATTACTGAAGTTGATATGCCGACCACATCATCATACCGAGTTTGACAATGAAAACACAATTGACGAGAAGAAAAACGAGCAACGTATACTAAATATGGATGTTCGTGAGTGCTATTGGATACTCACAGAGTTTATAAAGAACAGAGAAAAGACATTGTTTAAGGATTTCGCGGGTGTATTCTACGATGCTCCAGACGATACGGAAGAGGAATCTACACAAGAGCCAGAGGAGAAGACTTCTGATATGTTGTTTAATCAGCAATGGTACTGGTACTCTATTGTTAGGATGTTGGCAAACGAAGATATAACCAGATATGGAGAAATTTATATGTTGCCAATGACTACAGTATTGCCCGAAATGTCTTATTTGGCGCAGCGCAACAAGATAGAGTCGGCAAAGCAAAGGCAAAGCCAAGCTATGCGTAAATTGTAAATTAAGAAAAGACTACAGTGAACGATTTAGTAACGATATACGAACTATTTAAGGCTTTTGGAGATTCTCACGGTATGATTAATGAGTTCAAGCTCATAGGCTCGTTAGAAGACTTGCAAAACATCGAGGTATCACACAGAGGTATGTATGTGAACTTAGATAGCGCAAACGTATCGAGATCGGGTAACAGTCCGGTCTATGATGTTACTTTTAATGTAATTGTAATTGACAAGGTGCCATTATACGATGAGCTGGCTCTTATGAACTCTAATCAAGAGAATCTATTCGTTATGGGTCAATTGCAAGATTACTTTGGTCAAAATCTGTTAGGAGAAGAACGCTTTGACGAGGTAAACCTTCAAGGCTTTTCTGCTGACGATTACAATATAACTACGGCTACTGGAAACTGTAGCTTCTCTATAGGTAGAAATCCAGACAATAGGAGTATAGACATTTAATATGGATAACTTAGAGAAACGTCTTCGTATCATATTAAGTGAGAAAACCCCTCTTAAAGCGACATATCAACAGCGAGGGGCTTTACAATTTTACCTACAAGACCAATTAAACAAGGGTAAGGTTATATCTCTGTTAAAAAGAAACCTCAGCGGTCCTCAGAACAAAGAAGGTAGGCCTTATGACCATAGGGCTACAGGATTTTTAGAGAAATCTATAATGCCTGCTACTGATGGAAACCAAATCTGGACGAAGAGGTTCTTAAGGGTAAAGCTAACCGGAGACAGGTATTTAGGCTTAGGTATAAGCTTGGATGAATTCTCCGCTAAGATTGAAGCTGCGAGCTACGCACAAAAACTTAGTGACGGATTCTCTTCCTCTGGAGTGACTCAAGGAGAGATTGCAAATTGGATCTACGCAAAAGCAAGGAGAAACCCGGGTAGTAGATGGCAGGCAAGCTACAGAAGAAAGGATGGCTACAAAACCTTTGATTACTACGGGGATCAAGTAAGCTACTCTGTAGCTAAGTATATAGCAAAGCCGATAACCCAAAAGCTGCAAGTAAATGGATATGCTGGTAGTGGCTGGATGGAATTCCTTCAAGGTCCTGCGGGACTAAAGGGAGCATTAACCCGTGCTTACGGTAGGTATCTAAAAGATTACCCAGCGTATACTTGGGCTACGATGACGTATAGAATTGAACAAATGTTAGAAAAACTCGAGAAATGAGTAACGATAAGAGACTATCAAATTTACAGAATACTTTAACTACCGTAGCTGGAGTTGTAGAGCAACTTGCTAATAAGCTTAAAGACTTAAATACACAGATATCCCAACTCGCGGGTAACTCGTCTAAACTCGGTAAGGCTCAACAAAAAGTAGCTAAAGAAACCGCGCAAGCAGCTAAAGAGACTGAAAAGCAGGCTAATGCTACTGAGAAAGCAAACAAGGCAAACAAAGGATTCTTTGGTAATTTAGGAAAGAACATAAAGACTATTGTATCGTTTTATGGTGCTTACCAAATCCTTAATCTTGCAGTACAAGCCTTTAGCGAGTTAACTGTAGGATCTGCAAAAAGAGCTATTGCTTTTGAGAAAGCGTTATCAGACCTTAGAGCAATTGCAAACCTCACTGCGGCAGACGTACAAAGATTAGAAAAAGTTGTATTTGAAGTAGCTGGATCTACGTCACTTACAACGCTTGAGGTGGTCGAGCTACAGAAGCAGCTCGCAAAATTAGGATCTTCTGTTTCCGACATAGAGAATCTTACTGGACCAATAGCTATACTCTCTCAATCATTAGGTGAGGAACCGGGAGGAGTTGCAGCAGCACTAAAGAAAACAATCAACCAGTTCCAATCCACTACTGAAGAAGCTAATAGATTTGCCAATGTAATGGTCGGCGCTGTAAATGAAACCGCACTATCATTAAACGACTTAGGAACATCGTTATCTTACGTTGGTCCATTAGCATCTCAGTTAGGCGTGAGCTTTGAGGAAACAGCGGCACTACTCGGTATCCTTGCGGATAACGGATTTAAAGCATCTAAGGCAGGTACTGGTCTTCGTCAATTTTTTATTACAGCAGCTAAAGATGGCAGACCTTTCAATGAATTTTTAAAAGATATAAGCGAAGGAAACTTAAATATCTCTGAAGCTACATCGTTGTTTAATAAAACAGGAGCCTCACAAGCCTTGGTTATCTCCGAGAACTTAGAGAAGTTTGAGCGACTCAAGGAAGAGCTTTCAGACACTACTCGTTTGATGAAGGCAAATGCGGCTCAGATGGATAATACGCAGGGTCAATTAGACCTACTTGCTTCTGCTTATGATAAATTCTCTACTAAGCTTGGTGAAATATTCATACAGAACAAAACAGTTATAGGCATCACTCAGTTATTAGATGTTAAAACAGCAGCACTTGCAGAAACTTATGGAATCCTCGCTAACGCAACTGAAAAAACAGACAAAAGCATCAAGTCTCTTATAGATTCTTTTAGGTCTATATCTGAAGAGTCAGAGGGTTTTGAATTCACGAGTGTAGAAAAAGCATTGGAGATAATTGAATCAAGCGGTCAGTTTGGAGAATATTCTTTGTTTTTATTCCAGCAATACCTTGATATTTATAAAACATTAGGTAAAACAGAACAAGAGGCATTAAACTCTATTGAAGACAATCAAGGTAGAGCAGTTAGGAGAATTGCCGCTACAGCAAACGAACTTATAGATCAATCAAGAGAAAGAGCTGTAGAGTTGGATAATGAAGCGGTAGCTATCAAGGCGAACGACGATGTTGTAAAGTCTTACTCAAAAAGTATTACCGACTTACAATCACTTGCAGCTAAAGATATAGATGTCTTTAATCAAAAAGTAAACTTATATAAAGAACTTGAAGAAGAGATCCGTAAAAATGAAGAAGCTCAAGAAGATTTAAGAAATAAAGGTCTTGAAGCTAATGCTGAAGATGTTGTTTCCAGCAGGGTAACAGAAAAAAGAATTGCCTTATTAAAAGACTTACTTAAACAAATAAACGGAATAACCAACGGAGAAGATGAACTTGCGAGAATTCGTAAAAAATCAAATAAAGATTACTTTGAGGAGATAGATCTTCTTTTAGGGGTTGAGAAAGAATTGATTATAAACCAAAAGCAATCAAGACAATTCAATGCATTGCTTGGTAAATTATTTAGTGAGAATGCAGTAACAATAAGCACTCTTACAGACGAATTAGGAAAGCTGACTGAAGGAACTGAAGAATTTAATAGGAAGTTCGCCGAGATAGAAGATCTTGAAGGTTTACAAGAAGCTATCAAAAAGTACGAGCTTTCAGAAAAGGATATAGAAGGTATTGTAAAAAAACTTTACGATCATATACTTCTTGCGGCAGCAAGGGAAAATCTTAATGGACTAACAGAGATATTAAATGAAGCTTTCGACAAAGAGTTGAGCAGACTAACTTTTGGTGAAGATGGTACAGTTACAACAGAAGCTATAGAAACAGAGATCCCTTTAAGACCTATATTTAAGCCGGAAGGAACTGAAGATGATCCTTATGGATTTATAGACCAGCTTAAGGATCAATCATTAAAGTCATTCCAAGAGTTAGCTCTTTACCTGCAAGAGAACGGATCTGAGTTAGTTAATACAGCTTATCAAGATATAGCCGCAGAAAGACTTGCTACACTTCAAAGGGAGCTTGATGCCGAGCTTGATTTGATTGAAAACAGATATGAGGTAGAAGAGGATATTTTAAAGTCTCAATTAGACAATCAATTAATAAGCGAGTCACAATTTAGACAAAAACAAAAAGAACTTCGTAAAGCGCAAGTAGCTGAAGAAAATGCTATTGAAAGACAAAGGTTTAACGCAGAGAAGAAACAAGATATAAACAATGCTAAATCGGATTATTTATCTGCGATAGCTCAATCTTTTATAAATGAGGTTATAGCGGGAGTTCCTTTTCCATTTAACGTGACTAACGCACTTATAACTTCTGCAAGTGCAGGCGTTTCTTTTGGAGCGCAAGTAGCAGCGATATCTCAGCGTAAGTATGTAGACAAGAAGTTTGCTGATGGTGGTATTGTAAATGGACCATCGCACGACCAAGGCGGTGTGCCTTTTACTGTTCAAGGAAGAGGTGGATACGAAATGGAAGGCGGTGAGTACATCGTTAATAAGCGAGCCACTTCTATGCACCGAGACTTGCTTGAGCGCATAAACAAAAGCGGTAAGATGAATCCAACTGTAGGTAGAATGAAATTTGCCGAAGGAGGTTTAGTATCTTCGCCTATGAGTGAAAGTGTAGATTACCTAAAGGCTATCGCAGAGGCTACGACCTCAACAGCTATAGGCGTAAGCAAACCAGTTCGTGCTTATGTTGCAGACAAAGACTTGCGTGGTAACGCTACAGAACGTAGAATTAGAGATAGAAACGATAGAATATAATGTCAGATTTAGTATTTAAACAAGGTATAGCGCAGCAGTTTAACGGAATATCTTTAAACTTACTCGGTTCAGATACACTTCGTGAGTCAAGCCCTTCGGGTAACTTCCAAGCAAGAGATGTTGTTAAGATATCTTATTCGGATACCTATCAGAAAGCGGTTTATGCTATATGCACAGATGCCTCTGGAGCAGCTTCTTTTAAGTTTGATAGTAACATATATCCTGTGGGTCTATCAAGTATAACCGCAACTATATTCAGATACAACACTACAGATATAGATAGCGTTGATGTCTATAGAATAGGTGTAGATATTGAAAATGGCTTATACTCAAAAGCATATACTCAATATGCTTCAAACAATTCGTATTCATTAATTGTGCCTGCAAGGAGAAACGATTACTTTGGGATATCTTCTACGTTAGTAACTAATCCCGATGTTGTATTCGCAAATTACTGTGATGGTGTAGCTTATGGCGTAGGATTTAGTGACGGCTCATTTGATACACTAAACAATAGGTTTAAGTCTTCTTTAGAATTTAATATCGCAACTCGTTAGTATGGAGTTTAAGTTAGAGATTAGCAGGGATAATGTCACATATAATGATGTTGACTTATTCCCAGAGCAGCAGTTAGAGTATGATTTAGATTTCTACGATAGCGTAGAGATTGACAAGGTAAAGCTACCTTTCTATACAAAGCTGCGTATACCACTAACAACAAACAATAAGGCTTCAAACAGGTTTAATTTTGAGCCTATAACATCACCCGCATTAGACTTCCCTAAAGAAGACTTTTACTTTAAGATAACCATATACGGTTCCTCTTCAACAGAAATAGCGGGTATACTCAATGTGATATCATTTGAGTATAATTCTTCTCAATCATACATTGAAGTTGAATTGAAAGATTACTTGTCAAAGTATTTAGCACAAGTAAAAGACTTAAAGTTAGGTGAGTTATATACCGATAACTACTACACTACAAGACACACGCTGAATAACTTCCGAGCAAACACTGCAAGCGGTGGTGAGGCAGGAATTAAAGGGACTAATCCCGACTATACAAGGCCAATGTCTTTTCCTTACATAGACTTCTGTAATGATGTTGATGGAAAATTTGGATATGGCGCAAGACAGTTTCTTGAGTATGGTACGGGTATAGACAGAACGGGCATTATGCCTGTGTTCTCGGTGAGAGGATTTCTTCAGTACCTAACAGCTTACATAAGTTCAGCATCTTTCCCACTCCGTGTGGACTCAAAGCTATTTGTATTAGGTGACTATGCTGCTGCACCCGCTTTTGCAGACTTTCAAGCTGAAAAGCTACATATGGTTATCCCTTCGCAATTACTTGCTAAAGAGGATATAAACAGAAGAAACTTCTTTGTCAGACAAGCACCTGCTTGGTCGGGTACTAATCAATCATTAAACTCTTGTGTTGACTTAAACAACAACACAAAGCTAATACACACCCAGTGGTTCGGCAATATGGAAACTGCGGGCAACTATGGAACTGATGCAGAGGGCAATCCATTGTATGCGAGTGTTGATTGGGGCGCAGAGAAAAGAATGGGATTCTACCCTGCTGACCTTGATGACAATGGTGATTATATCTTTGACGGTATACGAGGTTTCTTCTGTCCAAAGGTTTCTTTCAATGCAGACATAAGATTAAACTCGGGTGCTACATCAGCAGTTATAGAAAGACCAAAGTTAGAAATACCTATAGTGGGTGAGGACAAGCTTGTAGACGCTATATACACTAATAGTTCTAATATGAGGTTCAAAGTGTATGTAGGTGTTTATGAGGATGGGTTTATGGTCAAAAAAATTGCCTTAAGAGATTCTCAAGGAAATGACATCATCCTTGATATGTCTAATGTAATTTCTACTGAACAAGGCAACTCAAACAAAGGCAGTAACTCTGACCCTTATGATTACTTTCAGTGTGAAGAGAATCACGAGGACCACGGTGTGCTACTGTCTAACGGTGCTACTTGGAGAGACGTATTATTATTTGAGGACTTCACAGCATACTTTCCACAAGACCAAGAGTTATTTGTAAATGGTGGCAGTAGATATGGAGTAAACTATTTCATTGAGCCATTAGATGGAGAACTTGATGTTCGCTACGCTACAGACTATGCTCACGGAAGTTCTCATCACACTGCTACAGCATTTGCACAAAGTATGTTTAGTGTTGGTGAGTTAAGAAAACTTGTTACAAGAATATCAAGCTATGGCTCTTTAAATATTAAGTTCAATTCTAACGCAGATACATTGCTATATAAGCTTACGGATGAGTTTATAATTAGTGATTCTATCAATCAGACTTGCCCACTGAATGTCTCTGAAATACTCACTGGTCTTTTAAAAAGATTTGATTGTGGATTGTTCTATGAGTATGATGCATCTACATCAGAACACGTCCTTCGGATAGACCCATTGTCTATTGTTAGAACGGGAAGTCAAGACATCAATAATCTAATAGATGACCTCAAGTCCGTAAGGATAAGTAATGGTGGAGATAAGGTAAAGCTACTTGAGATAAACAACAAAGACTATAATCTTTACTTTGATGATATCAATAACGATGGTATAACCATTGGTTCTACAACTCAAGAAATTAATCCAGAAGGTATAGTAGAAATAAAGATAGACCTTGACTCTTCCATATATAACCGTTCTGTTTGTGGTCCAGAAGCTTCAGATATGGAAGGCAATCAAAACTTTCAGAATGGAGCGTTTAGCGAAAAAGAACTTGGTTTCACATCAAATATTTTTACAAAGAATAAAGATGTAGGATTAAGGTTTGCTTATTTAGACAAGCCATTAGTTGACACTAACCTAAAGATACCACATATAAAGCTTAAGGGTAATGACCAAAGCGGTCAGATGATTACTGAAACAGAGCGCATATACATAGACCTTGGTCAGCATACTTTTAATGGTAGAATTTTCCCAAGAAATACTGCGGGTTGGAATCTTATGTTTGAAGATGAAAGTGGTAATACTACCGATACCTATGATAATATATTCGCTGTATCTGAAAAGATATTGCAAAGTGAGAACCCACGCATAGAGTTTGATATGGTTGTGCCTACATCTAATTTGGCTTCTTTAGATTTCTTTTTACAGACACTTACTTGTACAAGGATAACACCTAATGGCATACTCGTTAAGAGCGCAAGTGGTGATGTCTATGATGATTATGCTTACATTACAATAGAAGGGATATTACAATAATTGTAAATTAATTTGATGGCTACATACAACGACTACCCACAATCTGCTACTAACAACGCCAAGAAAGTTCTTGAGTGGAAGAAGAAGTATGGTGATGAAGTTAAGGGAATGACTTCTGTGG